TACCTTTGCGATAAACCTGGGTTTTAATCCGTGGATTCTGGTTAACAACTGCCCTGGTAACCTCAGTGACGACGGTACGGTTGTTGGTTATTCAGGGATCGTATTCAAATGGACAGGCTCACAGCTGCAGGGCAGGTACATCACAAAAAATCAGCGCAACTGGAGCCAGACACTTCAGGGGCGAGGGCTACGAATTCCCATCGCTCAGTTTGTCGGAATTTGATACTGGAGGGATGCGTGGATATTGAGTAGCGATCATGTCTTGCTTCACACCTTTTGCAGGTTCGAAGCGGTATACGACATCAAGCTTATCTGTTTTCTTATAACAGATATTGCTGATCCGCTTATTTATATGTCGGCTGAAAATGCCATTGCTGCTATCTGAAATTACGTTAACTTCCCTCGTAGCGCAGTCAATATTCACATGAATATCTCCCCCAAGAGATATGCGCGCCGCATCCACCGGGTAATCCATTTTGAAGGCATAGTCTCTGTCTTTATTGGCACAGCCAGCCGCCAGCAAAAGTGCCACGGCAAATAATCGTTTCATTTCTACATTCCTGTATCTGCGGGAATATCCATTTTATTAGAGTTTAAAAAATAGTCAGATTGATATGAGCGATCAATTTTACAAGATTGATCGTTTCAAACGATCGTTATTATCGTGAGGTAGTTCATGCTTTATAACACTGGCACTATCGCTATTAACGGAAATACCGCAACCGGAACGGGTACGAACTGGACTGCGCCAGCCAGCCAGGTCCGCGCTGGCCAGACGATTATCGTCATGTCGAGTCCGGTTCAAATTTTCCAGATCTCAAGCATGGAAAGCTCCACCTCGATGACGGTTACACCTGCCGCCGCTCCGGCACTGAGTGGTCAGAAGTATGGAATCCTGGTGTCCGACAATATCTCTGTCGACGGACTGGCACAGGCTATGTCGCAGCTCATCAAAGAGTATGACGAGAACATTGGCGCGTGGGAGACGTTCGCAACAACCTCAGCCAACCAGAACATTACCGTTACGATCAACGGCACCTCCGTAACTATCCCGGGCATTGGTAAACTGGCCCAGAAAGGGAGCAACGGTGCGCTTGCTGTCGCAGACGGCGGAACCGGCGCAACGAATGCCGCAGACGCTCGCACAAACCTCGGTTTTGGAAACAGTGCCACGAGGAACGTCGGAACAGTGTCAGGAACGGTGGCCGCCGGTGATGATTCACGGCTAACTGGTGCCCTTCAAAAAACTGGTGGCACACTTACCGGCCAGTTTAATTTTAATTCTTCCTCTTTGGTGCTGGATAATAAATCCGGGATGCGTGTTCCTCTTAGCACCATCACATTTTATGGTGGGGTGCAATCAGGCCAGGCTAATAATGACATTGTGGGACTAACAGCCGATGCAAGCGCCGTCACGAATCAGTTCGTGGGCGGATGGATTTATAAATGGTTCTCTGATGCAGTCATTACTGGCATAAAGCGCGGTGGAGGTACAGACGCGAGTTATTTCGTGATTTACTATAACGGAGGTTCAACTCCCGAAAAAAACTGGACCTTCGATCTGAAAACGGGCAATGCAGCTGCCTCCGGTTCATGGAACAACAATTCTGATGCAAGGCTGAAAGAAAACATCGAACGTGTTGCTAATCCGCTTGATAAAATGCGAAAGGTTAGGGGGGTGACATGGGATCGACTTGATGGTGCCGGGCCGGGGCAGGGGTTTATTGCTCAGGAAATGGAAGCTGTAATGCCGACAGCGGTAACCATATCACCTAACCCAGTGAAGCTTAAAGATGGTACCGAACTTGAAGATGTGCTGACGGCTGATACATCTGGTTTCGCCGCCGCTCTGCACCATGAAGCAATTCTGGCTTTAATGGATCAAATTGAAGATTTAAAGAAACAAATCGATTCGTTTCAGTCCGGAAGCTGAGGAGGGTGCCGCCCATCGTATGCAAGAATCTCCGGCGGCTTAAATCTGCTCACTCAGAACTACTGCCATAAAATTTACAAAAGAGATAATTCGAAACGAGAGAGAAACTTACAAACGAAACGGTGAAGCTTTAAGCAGTGACGATAGGGCATGTATCTTGCGGACACTTATAAATAAAACTACTGTATATAAAAACAGTATTTGAGGTGTGTGCAATGGAATTCATCAGGCCAACAGAACTGCGAGAAATTATCGCTCTCCCGCTTTTCAGTGACTTAGTTCAGTGTGGTTTCCCAAGTCCCGCAGCTGATTACGTTGAATAGCGTATCGATCTCAATGAGTTACTGGTTTCCCACCCAAGCTCAACATATTTCGTCAAAGCCGCAGGTGATTCAATGATCGAAGCCGGGATCAGCGATGGTGATCTGCTGGTGGTGGACAGTTCGCGCACAGCTGAGCACGGTGACATTGTCATCGCCGCGGTGGAAGGGGAATTTACTGTTAAACGCCTGCAGCTACGCCCGACAGTCCAACTCATCCCAATGAATAGCACCTACAGTCCGATTGTTGTAGGCAGCGAAGATACGCTGGACGTTTTCGGCGTTGTTACTTTCATCGTCAAATCGGCGAGCTGAGTATGTTTGCGCTCTGTGACGTGAATTCGTTCTACGCATCATGCGAGACGGTGTTTCGTCCCGATTTGAAAGGGCGGCCAGTGGTTGTTCTTTCGAACAATGACGGCTGCGTAATCGCGCGCAGCGCCGAGGCCAAGGCCGCTGGAATTACAATGGGAGAGCCGTTCTTCAAGCAAAAGGAGCTTTTCCGGCGCGCTGGCGTTGTTTGCTTCAGCAGCAATTATGAGCTGTATGCTGATATGTCGAACCGTGTGATGACCACGCTGGAGGAAATGAGCCCTCGCGTCGAAATTTACAGCATCGACGAAGCTTTTTGCGACCTGAGTGGTGTTCGCAACTGCCGGGACCTGACGGAGTTCGGCAAAGAGATCCGTGCGACGGTTCTGAAGCGCACGCACCTGACAGTCGGTGTTGGTGTAGCGCAGACAAAAACACTCGCTAAGCTGGCAAACCACGCCGCCAAGAAATGGCAGAGACAGACGGGCGGAGTTGTTGATTTGTCAAATATCGATCGCCAGCGTCGGTTGTTGGCTATCGTGCCTGTGGAGGATGTATGGGGCGTCGGCAGGCGCATCAGCAAGAGGCTGAACGCCATGGGCATCAAAACGGCTCTGGACCTCTCAGAACAAAGCACATGGATTATCCGTAAACATTTTAATGTGGTACTCGAACGAACGGTCAGGGAGTTACGCGGCGAGCCATGCCTCGATCTGGAGGAGTTTGCACCTGCAAAGCAAGAAATCGTCTGTAGCAGGTCATTCGGTGAACGCGTTACCAAGTACGAACAGATGCGTCAGGCTATCTGCAGTTATGCGGCAAGAGGTGCTGAAAAGCTTCGGGGTGAGCATCAGTATTGCCGCTTTATTTCTGCGTTCGTTAAAACATCCCCGTTTGCCTTGAACGAGCCATATTACGGCAATAGTGCTTCAATGAAGCTTCTCACCCCCACTCAGGATTCCCGTGACATTATCAACGCTGCGGTAAAGTGCCTGGACAAAATCTGGAAGGATGGGCACCGCTATCAAAAGGCTGGAATCATGCTGGGAGACTTCTTCAGCCAGGGTGTGGCCCAGCTCAACCTGTTCGATGAGAACGCGCCGCGGGCCGGAAGCGATAAGTTGATGGAGGTGCTCGATCACCTGAATGCGAAAGACGGTAAAGGAACTCTTTACTTTGCCGGACAGGGCATTCAGCAGCAGTGGCAGATGAAACGTGTTATGCTGTCGCCGCGATATACGACGAGATATTCAGACCTGCTAAGGGTGCGATAGAATTCTTGATGTCTTGGTCCGCTTTGTGCCAAAAGCGGACATTGATATAAATGGCGATTGATCAAACGTCAGCCCGTTTACTTTGTCCTACAGGATCTCAACCACTTCAAACTCTTCTGCGATCAACTCCATATCTTCAGAAAAATGACCATCGCGGGTGAAAAATCTCTGATGCTCTTTCTGCCAGTATTCAAGGCTTAAATCGCCTTCACCTTCTTTGCGGGCGAACGCCTCGGTCACATCACAAAAACGCACCAGTCGCAATGAAACCAGTCTGATCACGCAAACCGGAACATTCTGGCCATCAAGAATAATGTTATAACTCCCAATCCTCAGGGCAGAATCCTCTTGCTGGAAAGAGGCAAAAGATCCGCAAGAGGCCGTTTTGATCCCTTTTTTGACCAGGTCCGCAAGCTCGCTGGCGAGTTCCGGGCTGTCACCCATTTGCCAGACATCTGCACCTGGATACTTCATTTTTAATTCCTCAACCTCAACCATTGAAATCCCTTCTTTATCGTCGATGAAAAACAAAATTTATACATTTTTTTAGCATGACTGTATCGACATTATCAGTGATGCCTTTCTTTAGATAGTGTGATCCGCTTATCGCTCATTTCGGACGTGCCAAGTATCTTTTACTTTTTATCTTGCTGCCTCGATTAGCTCCGGTCCCTGATTCTTCACATTACCCACGGCACGCGTCACAGCGTGCCATATAAACTTGTCTGAGGGTACAGCACCGTCGGCTGCTATCTCTTCCGCTTCTTTCCCGCCTATAACTTGGCGCATCCACTCCCGGGCCGCCTCAGGCGATAGAACCAGTGGCCGGCGGTCATGAATATCGACCAGACCTTTATCAGCTGCGGACGTCACGATGAGAAAACCTTCTGCTTCATCTCCACGCTCGAACGGCGTGCTGCCGATCGCCGCCATAAAAATGGGTTGACCGTCAGCGCGATGAATAAAGTAGGGCTGTTTCTTGTCGCCTTCCTTTTTCCATTCGAACCAGCCATCGGCGAAGCAGATCGCCCGGCCATGTTGCCAGAGAGGTTTGAACATTCTGCTGGTGGCCGCAGTTTCGACGCGCGCGTTAATCAATGGCGGCTTATCCCACCACCCGGGCGCGTAGCCCCAGAATACCGGATCGAGGTGCAGTTGTTCGTCGCGTTCGCTCAACAGCAGAACTTTGGTTCCAGGCGCGACGTTGTACCGGCCAATAGGTTCCGGGTCATAGGCAATGTCACGATCGGCTTCATCGGCCAGGTAAGCCAGATATTCTTCACGCGTTTGAGCTTGTGCAAAACGGCCACACATCGGGCACCTCCAGTTGTCAGACTGAAAGTATAGGCGCAGATAAGCACGCTAAATGGGGACCAAAGTATTGCCTTCCTATCTACTTGCCGTTAAAGCATTGGTTCAACGATCGCTTTATTGAAAATTCCTGTTTCAATAACTTCACTGTGAAGGCGGTGAGGGACGATAACAGGAATTTTTATACCGGGATAAAGTTGAGTAAGAGCGAGGGTTCTGTGCCGACCATCCATAATTCGGAATGGCGAGGTCATCTCCGGATACTCGACAATACCGTTGGCAATGTAGC